TCCAGATGAGGCGTTAAAGATTGCAGCATCGTTCGTGCCAGGCACAGATGCGCCGCCCGCGCCACCAGATGTCGCTGACCACCGAGCAGTATCACTCCAGTTGCCGGTACCGCCGACCCAATATCTATTTGCCATTATAATTACTCTGAAGAAGATTCTTGAATAACGGGTTCTTCCACCACAGGTTCAGGAGGATTTAAAATCATATCTAACCATCTGTCAAATCTAGCTTGCTTCATTGCTTCAATTTCTTCATCTGTATATGAATGATTGATTGGTAAATGCAAGGCATCAGAAAAAGAATACACACCATCTTCGCTTGTCTTTGTAAAATCAATTTTAATCATTTCCATAATATTCTCCTTTATGCTTCTTGTGCTACAGCTATAACATCCCAACGACTATCTGTGGAATTATATATAGCGCCTACATATGCTGTTTTGTTTGCCACAGTTGTAGTTGGAAGAGTAGTTCCTATAACTCTAAACGAATTTGATACGCCATTAGTCCAAGTTAAAGATCTTGCTGTACCATTATCTTCAAATCTAAAAATGATTTTTCTTCCATTTACTGGTGTAGCAGAATCTGCAGATATTGTGCAATTTTCTGCCAAAGCAGTAAGTTGATACTGTTCATAATTATCACTATTCCACGCAAGAGTTGCAGTGGAAGTTGCTGTATTTACTCTTGGAGCAATTGTTGATGCCCAATAGGTAGCAGTACCATTACTTGTTAATACTTGACCTGATGTGCCATTAGAACTATTAGCAGTAAACGCACCAGTAATTACAAAATTGTTTACGGATATGGATTGACCATTTGTAAAACCGCCACCACCTGAAACAGTTGACCAATAAGTAGCAGTACCATTACTTGTTAAAATTTGTCCAGCAGTGCCAAAAGAACCATTAGCTTTTATTCCTCCGGTAATGTTGATATTTGTAACGTTACCTGCAGGTTCAAATATATTTGTACCATCTGAAGAATATAATTTTTTATCGGTAAGATTAATAGCCAGCTCACCTGTGCTGAGTGTAACTGTATTAGGTGTTTTTCCCGCTACAGATGAGCGCTTAAGCTGAATAGTTGTATTTGCCATATGGCCTCTTTATTCACCAGTATATACTGGATTAAAAATTATCATCCTTCTTTTTAGAAGGTTTTTTTATATTTATATTTGCCTTAAGATCTTCATTTTCTTTATACAAAGATTGAAGTTCTTGTGTCTGTCTTTCTAATTCTCTTTTATGATTTTCAATAGTACGTTCAGCATCATTTAATTGATTTTTAGCTTGATCTTTCTGTGATGTTAAAGATCCAGCATCTGATTTTAATTTATCACATTCATTTTGCAGATTACTAATTGTTTTAGTTAATTGATCAATTCTATCAGATAATTCTTTATTTTTAATAGTTAAACTTTCTATAGAATTAGTAGCCTGACCCATAATATCATTTGAAATACCTACATTTTTCTGTGATTCTTCAAATTTTAATTCTGATTCATTTAAAGAATTATTAAGTGCTATCACAGAGTTGTTAAGAATACTAACTTTGATATCTAAATCTATATTTTTTCTTATCAGCTCTGTGATATAGTGCTCTTGCTTCTGTATATAAGCAAGAGCATATTGTTCTTTATTTTCATCATTAATCATTATATAAATCCTTCAATTTAGAATGATCCACCATCTAGTACGCCATAGACAAGAGCTGAACCGTTTGACTGAAGAACATAACCATCAGATCCAAGCGAGAGCTTTGATAGAGTATTACCGGTATTCGCTACTAGTAAGTCACCACTATTATATGTATCAAATCCAGTACCACCATCTGTAGCTGCAAGTGCAGTAGCTAATGATAATGTATTTGCTGTAATTGCTACGTTTACTGTTGAGTTAGCAGTAATAGCAACATGTGTTGCATTTGATATTAATCCATTTGACTTAAGATAAGCCTGTAATGTGCCTTGTGTATATCCTGTACCAGCTATATCAACAGATGTTGTTGGAGAATCTTGAAGACCATAGAATATTTTGAAAATGCCATCATCAGAAGCATCTCTGAATAAACCTGTATGTTCATGAGCACCACCAGCTACCTGATAGTTTCCATAAAAACCAATATCAAGAAGGTCTGTTGATGTATTATTTGTTGCAAGCTGGATGAGAGAGTCTTCAACAGCAAGAGTTGCAACGTTAACTGTTAATGCTTCACCGAGAACTACAAGGTTGCCAGAAACTTGAAGGTTCCCATCGAAATAACCATCTACTGAGTGAACGTTAGCAGCGTGAATTTCTCTCCAACGAGATGTATTTGTGCCAAGATCATATGTTACGTTAGCACTTGGCGTAATAGCAGTATTAACTGCTCCATTAATAGAAACGATATCTGATGAGTTACTACCTAATACTGCGTTACCAGATACTGTTAGATTTTCACTAATAGAAGCATTATTTGTTGATAGTGTTCCAGTTGCATCAGAAAGAGTAACGTTACCAAGAACGAGTGTTGAGCCAGAAAGATAAAGATCTTTCCATCTCATTGTTGTTGAACCAAGATCATATGTAACGTTAGCTGCTGGAACTAGTGCTGTATTAATTCTACCATTAACAGAAACAACATCACTGCTGTTACTACCAATAATTGTATTTCCGTTGATAGTAATATCATTAAATGTTACGTTATCTGAAGTACCTACTGCTTGACCAATATGAACACCGGTAGCATTTACTGTAACACCGGTACCGCCCTTAACGAACACACCTGTAGAGTTTGTTGTAAGACCGTCTTGACTGTTTACAAACACACCAGAAGAGTTAGAAACTATACCGTTGTTTGCAACTACAGCAATAGTAGCTGCTCCACCTTCTGAAGAAGATGAACCAGAAATACCAGCACCAGCTGTAATAGAGGCAACATAGTTACCTGTTGTATCTGTACCAAGAGCTACAGAGTCAGCAGCAATAGTTGCAGTAAGTGTACCACCAGTAAGATCTGTAAGTGTTATAGAACCAGAAAGGTCACCGCCAAGAGTAATTGTTGGTGATCTATTAATAGTGCCTGTAACAAATAGATTTGATGAGATTACGGTATTTGTACCAGCAAATGTATTATTTCCACTATAACTACCATTTCTTGATAGTGTATCTGACATTGCATTTGAATAAGCATTTGCAGCTTTATTGTCTGCATATGTATTTAAATCAGAGGCAGTATTTCCACCAACAGTTACAGCATTAACAGAGGTAACAGAAGCACCATTACCAGCAATATTTGTTACTGTAAGTGTATTTGTTGTTTTATTAAAAGTAAAGTCAGCATCACCGGCAAGGGCACCATCATCATTGAACTGTACCTGAGTATTGGCGCCAGAAGTAGTTGCCGCGGGAGCTGACCAATAAACACCGCCTGATGAGTTAGAAGTAAGGATTTGACCGGCAGTTCCAGATGCACCATTTGCATATACAGCAGTAGGAACAAGGTTTGCTACGATAATCTTATCTATGCCAGAAGTAGCGTTTGCAACTAGCGCTTGGTTAGCAGTAAGAGTACCAGGATATCTTTTGCCTGAGATTGGTTCTACAACACCATTTGCACCGATGAAGAGTACATCACCATTAGATGACCAAGCTAATTCACCATTAGCAAGAGAAGTTGGTGTTGCTGTAGTAGTACTTCTTTTAATTTGAATTTGGTTTGCCATTAGTGGTCCCTCTATTTTTTTTAATTATTTATATTCTAGAACGTTCCACCTTCTAGAGTGCCTTCTACTTCACTCAAATTCACTTTTTTAACCTCATATGTATCTGTATTTGCATTGTATACTAAAGTAGAACCATCCTGTGGTGTTTCTGGTTCTAAAACATCGGCTAATTGATCTAATCTTCCAGCATTAGTACTAATTTGAGTTGTATTTTTTAATGTAACTGGAGTAGAAGATTGAATGACTTCTCCTGTTACATTAGCTGACACTCTTATAGACTTCTTTGCAGAAACTACTATATTAACCATTATCTAGTAACCTGTGGTGTGACTGTAACTATACCTTCAACTATTCTTGATATAGAATTTGAAGCATCTGTTAATTCAACATCATATACATATCTTCCACCAACCATATTTGCTGTTTGATTTGCAGTCAATGAGAGAGTTATAACTCCAGCAGTTGCATTTATAGATGTAGAAAAAACTACAGAGTTTGATGAAGTATAATGTTTTCTAATCTGTGAATTTGCAGTATAACCAGAAAGAATTAGAGGATCACCATTTTCATCAGTCAAGTTTAGATCAGTTGTATAAGTTGTTCCTTGGTCTATTACTAAGTTTGCTTTAGTTGCCATTTTTATACACCCAGTGCAAATCGAGTAAACTTAACAGTTGTGTTTGTCGAAACAGGAGTACAATTAATAAACATATGAGTAGCATTTGCTCCAGCAGATATTCCAATAACCGAAGTATTAGTAAACATTGTTCCGTATTCAGTCACATACGCCGTTGTGCCGTCATGTATGACTAATATTTTACTAACTTGATATGCATTTGCTGTATTATTATTCGCTGATATTAGATATTCGGCTGATCTAGTAGAAGATAATGTTACACTATCCATTACTTGTGAAGAAGTTCCAGTAAAAGTAATAGTATTTGAATTAACAAAAGATCCTAAAGAAGAAGCTAAAGTAGAAACTGTAACAACATTACTGCTGTTCAGAACTATCATTGATGAATTAACTACTACATTTACAGAAGAGTTACCCACATTTATCTGAGAAGTTGTTATATTAACATTAGCACCAACATTAATGCCTGTAGTAGCATTTGCTGTAGTTGTATTGAGACCGCCAGAAGCATTAGCAAGTCCAACAACTGTTAAAGTATTAGAAAAAGAAACAGAATTAGTTACAGCTAGCTGTTGGCTAATTGAAACGTTAGAACTAAATGTAGCATTACCTGTTACTGCTAAAGTATTAGAAAGAGTTGTGTTACCAATTACTACAAGCGTATTAGAAAGTGTAGTATTGCCTGTTACTGCCAACGTGTTAGAAAGAGCTGTGTTACCTGTTACTGCTAGTGTATTTGCGAACGTTACACTTCCATTTACTACTAGAGTGTTAGAAACTGTAGTATTACCTGTTACTGCTAGAGTATTAGAAAAAGTAGTATTGCCCGTTACTACAAGCGTATTAGAAAAAGCGACAGAGTTAGTTACAGCTAGCTGTTGACTAATTAAAACGTTTGCACTAAATGCAGTATTTGTTTGAAAAGTTATAACACTATTTGTAGTAACGTTGCCGCCTTTAATATTTGTAGCAACAAGGGTGTTTGCTCCAAAGTGGCCATTTACGAAACCATTACCAGAAGTTAGAGCTCCAGCCGCATTAGCAGTAACTACTTCAGTGTCTATAAGTGTAATGATAGCATTCGTTCTATCAACCCAGTTCTGGAATGTGTCAGATGCTGTATTGATAGATGAAAGTGTTTTAGACATAAATTAATTCCGTTCTACGACTTTAATTAAAATGTTTTTTAGTTCTTCTATTTGATTCTCTAGATTTTTCACTTTTTCAGCAGCTTCAATTTGTTTTTTAGCATTTTGTACTGCCGCTTTCGTTAACAATAATTCATTTTTATTTCTATTTATTATGAATCCGGTCTTCTTATCTTTAAACATACCTGTAGCAGATGTTTTAGTATACTTTTTCCGAAACATTTTTTTTCGTTTTTTCTTATCTTTTTTTACATCTTCTTCTTGTGTTGTCATGTAGATGTTGCCACAGCTCGCATGTTACTTATAAACGGTGTAATGTATTGATCATTTGATAAGAATACTATCTTAAGAGCAAATGTATCAAACTTATCAAATTCTGTCATGCTAGAACTATAATATCTAGCAACGTTATCATTTGCTTTATTATTGAAAGCCTGATACTTATAACCTAACTTATCTATTTTAAGACCAGATCCAGCAACACTTACATTTGATATCTCTGTTTGTAGAGTTATTAAAGTATTATTAACTACATTTGATACTACTGCTATTTCATAAGTATTTGGGAATAACGCTGGATATATTTTAACTAAGTCATTATTAGCAAAATTTGTAGTAAACGTTGTATCTACACCAATAACATTTGTTTGGTTTATTGTAGTAGTTACAACACCATTTGAAGTAAATGTTGTGTTTGGATATTGCGGAAGTCCATAAGTAAATTCAATCAAATCAGATGTAGTAGAAGAAAATAATTTACTTGCTGAAGACTTAAACTCTAACAAACTCCAATCTTTATCGTCATACGCATCTTTATCTTTATTGTTATAAAGTTTTGCATAAACTCTAAAGTTTGTACCCTGTGGTCTGTAACCAGTAATGTAAACTAATAAATCTTCACCAGATACTTGTGGATCAAGATTAATTCTTGTAGTTATATGTTTACTAAAAGCATTACCATATTTTGTATTTTCATTTGTATCATCGTCATTAATAACATAACGATACAACACGATGTTAGCTAGATTACTCTGCATTTTTGGTGCAACAAAATCATTGTTAAATGATGGTGTTATAGTAATAGCTACTGCGTTACTCTGTTCATACGCATATATTGGAGATGTATTAATAGTTACTATTTCACGAGATCTAGATGGCACGACGATAGCGTCTTCTTTTTTATAGAAGTATTCGTTGAACATTCTAATAGGTTGCGTGAAAGGAGTAGCATCAACTATGACATCTCCGTTTGTCGCTAGAGTATAATTAAACTTTGCTTCTGCATCAAATGTAGCTTGTGCAGGAGCAATAGTATCAATAGCAGCAACCATTCTGTTTACTTTAAAATCTACTATATTAACGTTTGAAACTGAAGCGCCGGATTGATCGCCAACTATAGTAGAGTTATTAGTAAAGTATAGATCGCTGTTTGCCTGTGAATAATAAAGCATTAATAGTTTAGCTCTACCACCGTCTAAATATGAATTTTTAAGTGAATGAACCCAAGCAACAGGTGTCTTATAAAAAGTACTTGTCGTATTTGTAAATGAAGTAGGTCTATCGATAGTTAGTATCGTGTTAGATGTTACACCTACTACTTCCCTTAGTTCGACGTTTGCTCCATTATTAATAGCAATATATTCTGAATCTGAACCCTGTAAAAATGTCGTATCAAAAGTAGTTCCATTGCCGGTTACAGTAGTAGAACTATTACTTACAGAGAGTGTTCCTGATAAGTTTGATTTTACCTGAAAAACTTTTTCATTACCATAGAAATTTGTAGTCGAGTTCAATTCATTAAAATGCATGAATTCATAAGATTTATTTCTAACTTCTAGAGCAGTAACATTTGAAATAGCAGTACCTTCATAAGCATATCTGGCAGCATTAATATTAAATTTTAAATCTATATTTGCTGATGATATCCAATTACTAGTATAAGCAGAATAAGTAAAATAATTACCAATATATTGACCGTTTACACCACTAGATAGAGTTTTAGTACCTAGTAACCATTCATTTTCTTTTGCTGTATATAGTTTATACTCAGGTGTGTTACCATCATATCTTACAACTATAGCATATTCTGTATTTGTTTTAGTAGGAATGGTGTCTGCAAATACAAACTTAGTAGAAACAGACGCGTCTGTACTTGTATTTATTTGATCATATTCTAGTCTTGCAGATGGCATAGAACCGAGACTGCTTATGACCGGTAATCTATTTTTACATGGAACCAATAAAACAGTTACACCTGGGCTTTTCAAGCCACCAACACTTTTAGGAGTTGGTTTTTCTTTAAAAAATAATTCTACACTACTAATACTAACTTCTGTAGCGTTTTTTACTACTGAAGGATCAATAAAAAACGTTTGAGCTAAAGTAAAAGTAGGAGCAGGTTCTCCAACAGTTGAAAATGAGTTATTATCAATAGTATCAATATTATAGTTTTTTAGTAAACTTCTTCCAAGAATTAAAGTTTTTTTACTTGTACCGTCAGGAGTTTTTACTATAAACTTTTTATTTAAAAAAGCACCAAAGTTATCGAACTTTAATTTAGTCTTTTTTAGTTCTTGACTAGTATTCGTTTCGGGTACGAAGAAATAAAATGCTAGAGTACCATTTTCATCTGTAACTAATGGATCACCTATCTCACCTATCGTTATTACATCATCTTTTCTAGTATTAGTATCACTAAAATTATAATCATCAAAAAATATTTTTCTATTAATATGATCTGCATTATATGGAATAGCATTTCCAGATGAATCTTTATTCTGACTCTTATTATTATTAAGATGATTATTATATACAGCTTGATAATTAGTGCTTTTTTTAACCTGTAAAGTATGTTGTGTTATGTCAGTAACATCTTCTTCATAGAACTTATGTTCAGTATTTGGTTTTAAACCATAAATCAGTATTTCAACAGTTGTATTTTTCAACTTGAATTTTGAAGGGTTTTTATACTGACTAATATAGGCTTTTGACATTTATAATTTCCTCGTTCTTCTTAACATACTATTTAGTATTATTCATCGCCGTCATCATCATCATCATCATCGTCATCTTCACCATCATCGGTATCTACACCACCATCTTCTGGATCGCCGTGAGGTGAATCAGCCCACTGATAGCTATCAGTATTATCATCTACATCAGGTGTTGTGACTTGACCACCGCCATCAGGTTCATCTGTTGGTAGTGGTAGACCGGTCAGGCCACCATCTATATAATCTCCGGGATCATCTCCCGGATCACCATCCTCAGTAATGACTATGACGTCGCCGCCTCCGCCGCCACCATCAGGTGTTACTACTATTCCATCATCATTTGGAGGTGGAGGTTGAGGTACAATTACTACTGGTTCTGTAGCAATATTTTGTGATACTATAGCTACTTCTGTATATGGAAAATCATATACATCACCAGTATCTAAGCTAACATTCAAAAGTTCTGTAAGAGGATGTAATTGTCTATTAGCAGCATCTAGATAAGATGTATATTCTGGGTTCTTAGTATCACTAAGATTATTATTTGTAAAATCATCAATAAAGAAACCATACTTAAATCTATTAATATCTGGAGATATTGAACTTGGAATCACTTTGTTTTTGAGTTGGCTTTCTGCTAAGCTCAATGAAACAGCATATTCTAAGTTACGCACTCTTTGATCTATACGTGCGATATCTTTCATTTTATAAGCTTTTGGTTGAGATTCTTTAATCTCACCATTACTAATTAGATCTCTAACTATTTTGTTATTAACTCTGCTTGTAAGATATCTTTCACTTACAATTTTTTTATCTAAAATTGTTTGTACATTAGCAGATGGATTTTGTGCAATAGTTGGATAAGCAGGAATACTTAATAGGGAAATATCTATACTGTCTCTATTAGTACCTGATCTCTTTTTATCTGCTTTTTCACCGTTTGTACCAGTCTTAATTGTAATCGTATTATTTTTATTAACTGTTACAACGTCTGTTCTTCCAACATAATACTCAATAGTGCCAGTTAATACTGTTCCTGGATATGGAAATTTCTTTTCAGAAGAACCAATATTAAGAGTAGTGTTACTTGGTGGATTTACAGTTGCAGCTTCCGAGTTTGTTGTTAGTGTTGCAGAAGATATGACTGCTGGTCTAAAGTCAAATGTTGTCAATAGATCATAGTAGATACCTACATCAGTTTTTAATTCTGGAACTTCAAGAGTGTTTATCTGTGTTGTTAATGCACTTAATGCTTTTGAATCAACATTTGCTATCTGCGCAGCATTTGCTGTCAAATAAGACACAGGTGTATAATAACCGTTTGTTGACGTATTAAATCTATCAACCTGTACTAACAGCCAGTTGGTAGTGTTTGGTCTAAACGAGATATCAGGCTTAACATACAGATAACCCTGATCATAATAATCTGCTGTTTGATTATGATCTACATAGAAATAATCAGTAACATCAGTACTACTTGTATTAACTGAACTGTTTGTTCCTAGATAAACTTTTCTAAGTCTAAAAATGTCTGATACACCGAGATGCCAAGGACCAGTGTTATTTGCTTCATTATTTGCCATAGCAAGTTTGACAAATAAGTTTCTATCAGCAGTCTTAGTTCCTTGAGCTGCACCATCTCTTCTAACATTATAGCCAACTATCATGTTAGAATTACCTGGTGATTGGATAGCGAGACCCATATTAATAGTTAGAATATTATTATTAGCATCTACGTTTGCAGAATAACCATCTCTATCACCAAACGGAATAGAGATATATCTAGGAAAATATCTCTTGATTTTTGAATTAGCTTGAGTAAATGATAAGTTTGAATTTAATTGAATAAAAGTATTATTTACAACATTAATTACTAGTTTTTTATCATATGCTGTGCTATTTGCATAGACATAAACATAATCACCGATTCTGAGGTCTGTAATAAAAGAAGTACCGGTGCCAACAAGATTTGCTGAAGTAGTTGTAGCTGCTGCATTACCAGTGATTGCTACATTGGCGATCATGCCTTCTTGAGCAGGAGCTACATAAAGTTCTCTAAGTTGTTCATCACTTAATGTAGCATTAGATGAATATGGGAAAAACTCATCTGGTGTTGATGATAATGAAAGTGTAATACTTCCTGAAGTAGAATTAAGAGAAGCGTTTGATACTATGGTTCTATAGATATATTTAATATTATTAGCATTTTTAAGGTATCTTGTAGTATCAAATATTAATCTACCTCTACCCTTAATATTTGCTATGTCTACAGCTGTTGTTGGATCTAGATCTAACACTATATCAGCAATGCCATCAGCAGCAGCGCCATTATAATAAACGCTCTTAACATCTTTAAAGTTTTTACCAGAATCCATATCAATATCAAAAAGATATAATCTATAGATTGCAGAACTTGTGCCAGGCACACCATTTTCTAAGGTCATTGATCTCATTCTAGCATAACCAATTTTGGTTCCTGCTGGAGCGATTGTTTCTGCTAGAGCCAACGATGAATTAGAAACATAGTCTCTTGCTGTATCATAGAGTTCTAACTGATCACCAGTATTAAATTGGAATAAGCCAGCAACATCTGATATTCTAATGTAATTTTGATAACCTAAGCTGATACTAAAAGTATTTGTTACAACTGTATCAGTACCTTTTTTGATATCCTGAACATAGTTTGCATCAGTAACTACTCTATAACCGTTTATATAACCTCTACCAGGATCTACAACAACTGAAATAGTATTTCCTTCAAAAGAACTATTTGCTGGTGATCTCGTAGTGACATTGAACTGGTCTAAAACATAATTGCCGCTGGCATCTCTGGTTCTTTCTGCCATCTCATCGTTTATGACGTTATAAGCAGTAAATTGATTTTGTTTATATGGCGAACCATCAGAGAAGCTAGTAAGTATATAAGCTTCTGCATTTGATTCTGCTATATCTGTATTAGATAATACTAAGTTGGCAGTAAGCTTTAATCTGTCTGCGCCGGGAGCAGTTTCGTTTTGAGTACCAAGAGCGTTATCAAGTAAACTAGTATCGATGTTAGAATTAATAATATCTTCTTTTGTTTCAAAAACTACCGAAATATTATTCGGTGTATTATTATATTTTGATACTATGATATTTTGAGGATACACTTTAATAAAGTGACCTTTTTGATATATGATACCTTCGCCTACACCAAATTGATAGCTATTACCCGTAGCAGACGCTCCAGAAGCGACTTTAATTTTTTGAACAAAGTTTCTAGCTTCCAAATCTAGTACAGCCAAACCGCCGCTGTTGTCTATAGATCTTACTCTAATATTTGGTGCTATGCTATAGTTTATACCTCTTTGTACTACATCTATAGTATTAATCTTACCGGCAGCTGTTGTTTTTAGAACTGCAGAAGCTCCAGAACCAATCTTTCCTACGACTGTACCAACAGCTGTATTTCCTGTGTTTCTTATTTCTGAATTTGCTGCTATAGTCCAACTATTAGATGTAGCAGATGAGTTCGCTAGAACAACATCTCTCGGCTTTATTTTTAATATGACATAACCTGAAGAAGCCAGCGTTGTATTATCAGCTTCAATAATCTCTACGTTAGCGCCAGTAGTTTGGTCGATTATATATTGGCCATTAGTAAATGTACCGGTAGATGTATTTACAACTATAGCAGATGTGATGATAACACTATCTGAGTTAGAAAATGATATACCACCATTGTTAATAATAATAGAACCTAAATTATAATCTTTTGAATATACTGTTAGTTCTTGATCTGAAGAAAAACTATATTCATTTCCGGAAGCACCAGCATTAATATATGTAAGATAAAGTGTCTTTAGATCCGGATCTGTACTCTCATAACCATCTGATACGTTAATGATTCTAGCTACAACGTTGTTAGCATTTTTTACTCTGAAACTTTGATTCAAGTAGTCTACTGATACGGGATTATTATCAATATCAGTATCAAGAATCTTTACATATTTAATAGTATTAGTATAGCTAAAGTTACATCCATCTATAATAGTACCGCGCTTGAAGATATTATTCCCAAATCTTTCGATCTGTGATTGTAGTATGGCTTGCATTTGGTTGAGTTCTCTAACCTGGACAGAAACACCAGGCTTGAACAAAACTCGATGAAAGTTCTTTGTCTCATCATAATCATCGAAATATGGAGATACGTTGAGATCTTTTTCGATAGCCATTTAAACCCCTTAGAATTCAAAAATTATTTTAAACGTTTCTTTTTGTGTATTGCTTCTTTCAACCGCTTCAATATTATTCAAATATAAAATCTCGCCAGATCCATATACTAGTTCTCCAATATAAGAATTGGATACATGAGCTATAGCAGTGCTATTTGAACCAATTACCGTATAAGATACATTACCAACATTACCAAATTGAAAATTGCCAGTAGTATTTGAAACATAAAGTATCACACCATTACTAACTGTATTTATAGTGGAATGAAGAGCAGCTTTTGCAACGGTCGTGTTAGTTTGATATATTATTTCATTTTCGCTAAAAGTACCAGAAACTACATTTCCAATAAACTTATTAAGTTGTATAAATGTATTAAATCCTTTAGATACATCGCTAATAGTAATAGTACTAATATTTGCATGAGCTCCGGACTGTTCACCTATGACCACATCGCCAGTAGCAAATATACCTTGAGTGTTTGATAATAACACCGAGTTAGCTTGAATGATATCTGATATGTATGCATTTGAAGTAATATTCGGTATGTATATCCAAGCGTTATTAGAAGTAAAATTACTATTTGATGTTAACGTTATCTGTGAAGAATTAACAATTGAATTGACTGTTACAAGAGAGTAGTCAGAAGAATCTGACTTCATTAAAAGTAGTTTATCACCGACATTTACTTGATTCTCAAAGTCAGCTGTGCTACATATAATATTAGCAGTTGATGAATTAGAAATAGCATTTATATTAATTCTAACTGGTTCTATTTTTACTATCTTTTCTCCTGACGTCAAAGATCCAGTAATTGTATCAAAATTTAGTTTAACGTTATTGAACAGAGGATCTCTTAATAGACCTACTTGATTAAACTTATTTGAAGTTAGTATTGTATTGCTTTCATTATTTGAAAATTCAACACTTATTATTGCTGATGTGCTATATAATTCATTTTCTGGGCTTGAACCGTGACCACCTGGAGGTGAATATATTGGTCTAACATTTGCTTCAACAAATCCATTAGCAGCTTTTACTATTGAATTAGCTTCTATAACAGCAGTATGATAGGTATATCCAACACCCTGATCGAGCATCTCAATTCTATATACACTATTACTTGAGCTGCTGTTTATTAAAGCTCTTGCTACAGCATTTACTGTTTCTGTTTTAGAACTAGTTATTTTAATGCTTGGATATATTTCATATTCGGAACCATTTGTAGGTGAAATAGTAAATGCAGATTCTAATTCTATATAATTTCCATTAGAATTCGTGAAATAGTTAGTTATTTTTTTAAACTGACCTAATCCAGTTCCACCTGAAATATAGATTAAACAATCTGTATAAAATCCATTAGATAGACTTAATGAATTATTAGAAATTTCATATAAAGTAGAATTACCATTTACTTTAATTTGACTGCCAATAAAAGTTCCTTCTGTATAATTATCATATCTTTTTCCAGGATCAATAATATTGATGATATTGATAGAGCCGGCTACTGCGTAATTAATTACAGATGTATTTGCTACTATTGGAAAATAATCTTGATTTGAAAATTTGTTTTTATCTGCTGCAGATACAGAATACATGTATTTCCAACGATAACCATCGGATGTTTCATACACGTCAGTATTTGCTCCAGAAATATGTGATATATCAGGAGTAATAGTAGAATATGTGTTTCCATTATTATCTAAACATTTATATACGTGATAATAAGAAGAAGCATTAACTATGGCATAATAATCTTTTGTATACAATAATGTATCTGTATCATCATACATTGCATATTTTGTATTAGAAACATATGGTATATTTCTAATAGCTAACTTTACGTCGTTAGGTGTAACACGTTTTCCCATTATCATGTTTTGATAAGTATCAAATATAACATCTCTGTCACTAGTAGATATGTCTCTAATTTCTGCTCTATCATATTGATCACCAACAAATACATAATATGCAGTATTAGTTGTCTCAGAAACAGACTCTATAAATTGAGTTGCAACATGGTGTTTATTATGTATAGTTACTAATTTAGTTGCCATCATTCTACCGTTATATCTGTATCTAATATATTAATTTGTGCATTTAATACATCAGAATAAATGAATCTTGCAAAATACTTTGTTCCGGCCAAGTGAAGGACCTGTTTTAGCATCTCTTCATATTTATTAAGTTTTACAGAAGACTGTATTTCATATGAATAATCTTGATAATATAAACCATCAAACAGCTTCTTAGTATCACTCAAGAACCCATCATTTTGTTTATAAAATCCACTAGCTTCTCCATGTGTTTTTAACACAGCAGTTCCAGTAGCAATAGAATCATTATTTGTTGATGTGATGGTAACGGATTCTAATTTTTTATAACCATATCCGGAGTCTAGTATCTGTAACTCACTTATTGCACCTATTGAAGTCTGTGTTTCATCGTTAATGACTGCATTAAATCCTAAGTAATCTGAAGTAAATTGTATTTGAACGTTTGTAACATTCGCAAATGAACCACCTGTTTCACCATATATTCTAGTTGAACTATTCGTTGTAATAGTAAAATTATTTGTGTCTTTAAATCTCAATCTTTCTAAAATCAACGTTGTAGTATTTGCAAATTTTACTATGCCTCTGGAACTATTATTATCTTGAGTTACAACTTCTCCAACTGCGTAGCTGGAAGTAACGTTTGCTATGTTTAGTATAGCATCTTGTTTTAAATAACGATATGTTTTTGGTTCATATACAAGTACGAAAGGCGGAGCACTATAATTAGATCCTGGATTAATTGCTCTAAGAGCGTTTATTTTACCAATCTGATTATTTGTATAAGTTAATGCATTCGCAATTACTGTAGTTAAATTTGCTGTCGGTAAAGCAGTAAAGTTATAAACACCACTAAGAGCATTAGATGATACACTTGAAATATAATTTGTGTTTATATCAACATATTCTGTATAGATTAAATCATTTGATATGCTAAAAGAAGCTCCGCTTCCGGTACTAATACTTTTTACTACAGCAGTAGTATTATAATTTTCTGTGTTTGAATAGAAATAATTATTGCTATAGCTAGAGAAAGAAAAAGCTGGATCTATTATGCCAATTTTTATTTCAACAGAATCAATGTTAGCAATTAAGTTATTACTATAAAGTGGCAATGTTCTTCTAAATACACCATGACTGTCAGATACTGTTAATATGCCATTAGAACCAACGGTAGTTACATATTTTATTATTGTACCATTAGCTATGACAGTGTTAGAGCCAGGATCAACCTGATACACAATATTGTTAGCAACAAAAACATTATTGCTATTAACAGTGTATAGTATTAAATTACTTGAAGTACCAATCACATTTCCGGTTGCTGTTCTATCTGCATAACCATTTGATACTGATTGATTAGCAGATACAGCATTTCCTGTTGTATAGAATGCATTTGCTTGTAAGTTGCCAGAATATTTAATAATGAATATTTGACCATTTGTAGCTGTATTTGTAGAAGACGATATAACTTTTCCTTCACCCCTTACTGCATTATTTGGGTGATATGTGTAGATATAATCTCCAGATGTAAATACACCTGTACAGTTTAAGAAATTTATATTAGCTAATGGTTGTACAACACTATTAAATATTTCGAAATAATTATTGGTACTTATATTTGAAGTTACAACATTACTTAATGTTAACACTTTATCTGATACTAATACTTCTGCATTTGCTGTATACGCATATCCACCATTTATTAGTTCAAAATTTACAGTTCCAATAGTACTAGCAATATTACTTACTCTAGCTTTAGCACCAGCTCCAAAGGTAGATTCAAGATTTACTATATCACCAATATTGTATCCGGCGCCAACACCATATGTGCTAACTAAAACTTCATTTAATGAACCTATAATATGAGGTTTTTTTTCACTATCAAATATATTTTCTGCAGTATTGACTGCTTCATCTGTTATAAAATTGCCATTTAATGAAGAAATATAAGCTATATCTACCAATACATTTTTAATACGTTTTCTGACTATTGCATCTACATATGCAGTAGCTTTGCTAGTCTGACCTGTGATTGTTTTTCCGGTTAACTTATAATTATGTGGACTGCAGTTTAATTCTAAATATTTTTGTTTTTTCCAAACACCAGAAGATAATGAAAATACATCTTCAGCTGGATAATATATCTCAGCAGGAACACCGAAAACTAGTTTAAACATTAAGTCTATAGCTCTTTCGGTACCCTTAGATCTATAAAGATCTAGTGTATGCTTCAAGAGTTGTCTAGTATTAGTAGTTGTTTCGAATTGAATATTTTTTAAATATTTCTCTTTAAAATAAACTAAGAATTGATCTGTAGTTTCATCAAGATCTTTATACTCGAAAAAATTTCTTGAATGTTTTAAAGAGTTTTCTTGTTCTAACCATCTATAATATTGTTTAACAAACTCAATAAAAACTGGTCCTTCTTCTCTATAGATAGAAGGAAATTGACTTTCTATGAAGTTTGAAATCTTTTTTTGTACAACTTCCATTATACTCTAACCGGCTCGATACTTACTTTAATCTCGGAAGATTCAATTGTTAATATAGTGTTTTTACCAACACTAATATCATTGTCTTTTGGTTTTGCATATATTTTGAAGTCATTTCCCTGGAATGCATCTGGTATAAAATTAATTAGTTTAAGAGTTCCAGTATCATAATTAACTGTACCAATATCAATTATTTTTTTATGCACATCGCCTATTAGTTGAACTATTTTTAATATTCCACTGCTATTATCTTCTATTAAACATTCAATACCGTTGAATGTAAATACTGAACTAGTTATAGTGTGTCTATCTGTTGCTAGATATTGATCTGGTAATTCCGGAAGATCATTAATTAAAGGAACGTTGAAATTAATATCATAGTTTTGTCCTACACCCAGCTGTAATTTAATCTTTTTATAGATCTGTAACTCTGTTAAGTTACTAACAATACTTGTATCAGAACTATCTATAGAAGAATTAAATTTACTATATCTAAGTGTAGTATTAAAATCATTTAAATATTCAGTATTATAATTTGTAATAGATTGAGTTACTAGTGATTTTAATCTTTCAGGTGTAGCTTTAGATATATTGATATTGTATCTGACTTTACTTGTGACAGAAATATATGTGAATATAGGTTCGATTATGATCGGATCAATTGACAGTGGTGATCTTCTTTTTATGAAAGAATAATACTCGTTCTTTCTATTTTCCGGTATACCTTCTACATCAGAAACATCGATAGCTATGAATACTTTACCAAATCTAGGAGGATCAACTTCTTCGCCACCATAAACAGATAAAGTATTGATTTCCGGAAACTGTGTCTTTAATATGATCTCATAATCAGAAGGTGTTACAGCTCTTTCTTGTATTTGAAAGTGCCTAGGAGCATAGTACTTAACTGAATTAATTGATTCTCTTTCTAATCCACCAATAGATTCTTCTAATACAGTTAAACTCGGAGTTTCTAATAAATCTCCACCAGTTGGATCAAAGTTTATACTTAAATCTTTAGCTCCATTGCCTATAATTCCTCTAGAAACTCTATAGTCTAATATGATAGTAGATCTATCTTTTGGCTTTTTACCAATAATACCATCACCAAATATTACTTCGTAATTTCCTAGATCACTAGCCTGTAAGAAAAACACTTTAGATGTATTGCTTAATCCTAAAAGTGTTGAAGCTAATGAGTAGTTTTCTCCTACATCATTGCCATCTTCATATACAGTAACTGTCAAACTTTCTGTATCGATATTTTTATTTGTAGCTATAAATCTTTGATTTTCTTGATTATAATCTACTATAAAAGATTCTTTTAAATAGATACCTTCATACACATATGTTTCGAAATTAAAAGATGTATTAGGAGAAGAAACCGTAATACTTTCTGGAATAGTAAAGATAACAGAATCATTTTTAATGATAGATGTGAATGAAGAACCCTTCTCAATTAAGTACGGCTGTGTATCTCCAGAAGCTTGAAAATCAACTCGTATTTTACATCTTGAAGATCTAGCAGATCTAGGAACATAATTCAATTCTTTAGCATGTGAAAGCACAGAAGCTTCAAGCTGGGAAGAATCTAAGAAAGCTTCTGACACAGCCATATTAAGATAAAAAGCATTCTTATAAGAGTTATAAGCAAGTAGGTCCATTAATACCGAAATATTAGAACCTTCGAAATCATAATCTTTAAAAGTATCTTGTGATCTTAAGAAGTTTTTAAAGTCATTTTTTAATGTATTAAAATCTAAACCTACTAGGTTTAATGAGCTGTTTGCCATTATCTTACTCTATTTAAAATTAAATTTAATGTTATCTCTTCAGGTATATTTATGATTTTAAATACGACTTTTACATAGTAAGCATTATTTTCGGCGTTAGGTTGAACATCAATGTTAACAAGTCTGGCTCTTGGTTCATGGTTCTCAATAGATTCTTCAATAGTTGTTCTTACTAATTCTGCTGTAACTGGATCTATTGGCTCAAATAATAATGTAGCCATCTTAGAACCAATAGTTGAATTAAAAAATCTTTCACCATTACCTGTTAGTACTAAGTTTTTAACTGAATTCTTAACTGCGTTCTCGTTAGTAGTTTTGGCCAGATACCCAGTTAAAGGATTCAAATCTAGATTATTTGTAAAGTCTGCATAGAATATTGGTTTATCTGATAAACCGGTGTATCTGTCTGAACGTGCCATTTAATTATCCTGCGAATACGTTTCCTGAGCCAGCTGCTACAGATGTACAGCCTGAAATTCCATCTCCAACTCTACCACAACCTTTACCATTAATAAACACTTTTGTAGAACCAGTAGTTATTGGCGCACTATGTGAAGGACAAGGATCATCACTCGGAAGAAGATGTGATGTATTATTATCACCTTGTCTACTTACACCAATACCATTAACAAACACATCACCAGAACAACCACTCCTTACCATGCCGGAACAGTGTGCAACATCTGCATCGCCTTGTCTAGTTACTGCTGGCATTACTTTGTTTCTCTCTTCATTAGTTCTTGTAATCTATGATTCCACTTATCAATCTCATTGTGTTGTTCATGTGTATGAGGACCATCAGGTACTTCTGGTATAAATTTTATTACATTATCAAAAGAATCAGGTATATCTTCATATTTATCGTATTCAAAAAGAATACCATCTTTTAATATGACGAATAAGTGTGCCATTAGTTCAGATCAATCCTTGGAGCTGTCTGTGTCATGTTACCATCGGAAGCAATGTTTGTACTACCACCAACAAGAAGATTAAAGTTACCAGAACAATTGAGATCCATATTTCCACGAGCTCCAATATAGACGTCTTCTCCTGCCATCTTTAAATTGCCATGAGCATGAACCAGAGCATCACCACCGACTGCGATAGATGCATCTCCACCAATCTCAACATGTGCTCCTGCTCCAACACTTAATCTTGCATGACCACCTATCTTTATATCGCCATTTTCTTGAATTGTTAGTGTTAGACCACCTTTTAAATAGTTTTGTTTATTACCAACACATACTTCTACTGATTTACCATCATCTGATATCTCTGTATAAGTTCCAGACGGGTGTTCAACTCTATATCTTTTTGCACCATCAGTATCATCCATAGTGATTCTATGTCCACCAGGTGATTCTGTTACATTTACTTTAGAATACTTTGCATTAAAAGTAGTTTCTGGTAATCTTTCATCGTCTCTCTGAATAGCCATATTATACCTTCTTTAAACTTTGTATCTGTGCAGATATTGATTCTCTTAGTTTTATGCTATTTGTTTTAATTAAATCAACGTGAGATGGCAATTTGCTTGAACCAGTATCTGCGATCTTAGTGCCGAGATCTACTATCAAATTACATTGTTGTGTATATAGTATTTGATTCTTTAATGTCTCAGTAGATTTTATGATCTTACTAGAATTAGATCTATATGTCGCCGCATCTTTGGGGTTTATCGAATCGATTGTTTTAATAACTTGATTAACTAATTCCAGCAGAGCGATTAGTTGCAATAGTAAATTATTATTATTATCTTCTTTTTTATTTTGTGTTACTTGTTTTAAAACTTGTTGAAACGCTGCAGCACCTACCATATTCAAAGCTTTGCCTGCAGGTGAATTCTGCAAACCCTTCATCATGCTAAGAGCTCCAGCACCGAGTGTTCCGGCTGCATTTGATGGATCAACTTTTTTTATTTGATCTATAGCATTTGCACCAGTAGGCACTTGTGTTCCAAGTGTTTTTAGATCACCAAACTTAGATGGACCATTTGCTTCTTTCTTAGCAAAAGAAGTTAGTCCTTTAGTATCAAGTTTTCTTTCTCCTGTAGCAGATACAATATATCTTAGATCTTCTGTCTTAATATTAAATTTTCCAGGATCTTTAGATATACCAGATGGGATATCTCTACTCTCTTGACTTAAACTGCCATGTTTACCAGCGCTTGGCGCAGTAGCTAAAATATATGGTATCTGTTTATCGTTATCAATAAACATACCAAGAACACGTGTACCTTTTTGATAAGCTGGAGTTGCACCAGCTCCATCTTTAGAAGCACTAGTTACTGGAAATAGTGGACGAGCATATCTTAATTCGCTGTCTTTAAGCTCAGTCTGATCACCCATGATTCTAATCTTAGCACGACCAGATTTTTCATCATCATTCTCAACATCAACTATTTCTGCCCAGAAAAAATTCATTAATTAAGTTCCTTTGTTATACCCACCCTTAGCTAACTCTAATATAGTAGTAGCTTTAGGTTTAGCATTATACATCTTTATGTGGTGTCTTAAGTTTATTACTAGCATATCACCACCAATAGGATTTCCGGATTGCGCATTAGTCATATCACCTATAGGTTGTGATATATCTGCTGAGACAGCTTTACCAACTGTGCACTTTATACCTGAGTCCATCAACACTTGTATAGTACATTGAGGACCATTTTTTACTTCTTGAACATATCTTTGTTCTTCTGCACTCTTCTCTGCTTGTACTGAGTTTTTTTCTAATCTCTTATCATGTGGTATAACAGTTGTAGATCTTGGTTTACCACTACTGCCATAATTATCATTAACTTTAAACTCACCACCTTTTTTTCCTTCAGCAGGATCTTTTACTTGGCCTTTATTAAACTTAGATTCTGAAGTACTATAGGTGCTAACCTGTGCAGATTTTCTAGAGTTCATGACATCACCAATATCAAACCTGCCGCCAGGACTAAAAGATGTTTTTTCTTGAAAACCAATTATATTATAACTCTGACCTTCCATGTCTTTTATATTTCCACCTTGCGTAGACTTATGTGTAAACTTTGCTACTGGTGACATGTTATCAAACAACTCTTCTAATTGTTTAAAGATATAGTTTCCTTCTTTGTCTTCAAAAAAACAATAAGCTCCAGTCTTATATTTGTCACCGGTTATTCTAGTTCTTATACCATGTATTGCTTCAAATGGATTTAAGTTAGAAACTATATAAGGCTCATTCTCACCTATCATACCTTTACTGCTAGATGCATCAAGGTTACCTTTAACACCAAGTTCATCAAATATCTTTTTTACAGCATCAGAACCGGTTATATTTTTAAATGATTTCTGTACAGTAGTAGTTTTATTCTTTAAAAAAATCTCACTAACTAGATTTAATTTTACACCTTGCACTCTCATATTCTGAGAAGAGTTACCATTTTCTGGTGATAATACTTTAAACTTTCCTGTGTATATTTCACCAGCACATTCAATACTCATCTCTACGTCTTCATTTCCTTTTATTTCTAAGTTTTTCATTACGTTATTTGTATCAGTAATGGTAACTTCAGCAGCTCTAAAGGGTTTAAAAAGACTTTCATAAATCGATAGTTCATAGACGTAAGGTGATAAGTCTGTACCATTTACAGATAATTGTCTTATGGTAACTTCACCAGGTGTTGGCATACTCATGTTGTTAATCCAATAACTTTACTCTTAAGTTTTCAGCGGCTTCTAATGCAAAGTTTGAATCAAGCAATCTAATAGTCTTATTTGCTTCATTTTTTCTTCTTTCATATTCGTAACAAGAGATTGCAGTCCAATATATCGTTTCATCACTTGGTATGTTTTGTGATATGACTTCGCTGTTAGTATATTGAGCTATAGTATTTGTTGAAGGTTGTACCACGTAAAAATTATTAGCTATACTGCCTTCTACATTTTTAATAGTTACTACCGTGCTATTAGCAACAACGACTTCTGCATTAGCTGTAGTTTCAGATGTTGCATAGTTCTGTTTGATATTTACAATCTCACTGGTTGTAAATGAGTTGCCATTTACATTTGAAGTTATAAATGAACTTAAATTTAATTTCATTATTTTATTCGTATTAACTATCCAATCTTCTTCCCTGAGTTTATAAGAAACGATTTTAACACCAGCTCCATAGTCTGGTACATAATATTTTTTTAAAACATCCGGTAAATTATTATTATAAAAAGATACAGATATATCTGAAAGTTCGCCAAACCAATTAAGTTGATAATATTTTATTTTTTGTAAAGCTTTTTCATATGATCCATATGTATCTACTATCATATTATTAAAATCATTTTCAGAGATATACCATCCATAGTATGGATCTATGATTTCATTTTGTAAGTATATTAGCCATTCATATGCAGGATCATTATAATAATAATTTGAAACTTGATCTGGTCTTAAATCATTTTCAATCTCATATAGATAAAACAGATTTTTTCTTCTCAAGATTTTTTGAGAGATAGAAACTCTTTTTGTTATATCTGTACAAGATGTATCATTGTACACAGTATTTGGGAATTTAGTAAAATATGTTTCCATTACTCAGTAATCTCCAAAATTTTGTACAGCGTTAGAATCACCATTCAATACACTGCCTGTAGCTGGAATAACCTGTGTTTGTTTTACTACTTCACCAAATATATTTGGTACTCTCGAAGATACTTCTTCAAATCTAGAAGAATTTTGAACGCTTTCATTTCTCCAAGTGAAGAATGTAAATGTAACTGGTATTTTTATGATGCTATTTGTATCTCCCCAGTTTAATGGTATATCACCAATAGATATTGGGAAAGCTTCATCCATAACATAATGAGCGACTATAAAACCTGAATTATCAAATACTTCTAAATCAATAGTTGATCTGTATTCAGACTTGTATTCTAGTAAAAATTTACTATTAGTACTATTATTGACATCATAGTCCATAATACTACTTACCCATGTTTGAAAGAAATCGTAATTTTTTCTTTTTGCATCAAAATAAATGTTAAATGTGGCATCAGCAAATGATACGGAGTATGGTCTCTTTTCCATAGGACCATAACCATATCTTCTAATTTCATGTGTATTTAAATTAACACCAGGGATAGATGCACTTGCACAAAAATATTCTAAAGTCCTAGCACCGCTTGTTATACTTGCTTTAGTGTCTTCGTTATATTTTTGACTACTACTTAAAATAGTAGGTGGTGTTATAGTTAAACGAAACTTGTTGTTCTGAACTAAGCCGCCAGCTTCATTTATTCTTGATACGAAGTTTTGTACATTAAATGACATTAGATCTTACTCATTGAGTCTGCCCAAACTTTATCTTTTGACTTACCAACAAATCTTTCTGTTGGTAGCATTATTGCTTTGTCCCAATCTTCAGGACTTACATACTGAAAGTTTGATACAACATGACTGAACAAATATCTCTTTATACAAGGTTTAAATTCTTTAAATCTACCAGCAGCATTTAAGAGTTCATAGCTAATCTTAAGTTTAGTTGTATTATCATATTTCTTATTATTTATAGTAGAATACAAAGAGTCCATTAACTTGGCTCTTGTATATGGTGGTATATAATGAAGATTAATTCCTAAGAATCCATCTTTATAAAAGTTAATAGGAAATATTAATGGAAATCTATCATAGTATGGCAAACTATCTTTTGTTTTTGGATCATAAAAAAACATAAACATCTGACCAATAGACGCTGGACTCATCTGTGGACTATCGAAAGCAGTCTGCATCAGTTTATTTGTGTTTACTTTCTTTATATTACCTGCTTCTGTCCTGAACCACTCGCGAGCATCTGCTACATCTTTCTGAGAGATGTTTGCTTTACCTGCCTGTTTGGATAATTTTTGAAAAATATATGCCATTAGTATTTTATGTTCAACTCTTTTTCTGTTAAAATAAGAAACTGCCAATTACGTTCTTTACAGAACTCATGAGCAGCTTTCCACTTAGAGCTATTTATTCCCCAAGTCATGACTTCATTAATATATCTCTTTGTCTTCTTATTTTGCTTTTCTGGTTCTACAGTTTGTTTAAGAGGCTTAATCTCGACAACCAGAGTTTGTGATTTTCCATCTTTAACTTTTTTCTTGATATAAAAATCTGGAAAATAGCGATGTATTCTACCATCTATCGGTGATCTATATGGTATTGAAAACTCTTCACTTCCCCATTCTAATATTTCTGGATGAGAATCTACATAAAGCATGAATTTAAGTTCCCACCCTGACCTATAAATAATATTAGTCGGGTCGCCTTTATATTTTTGAGGATTTTTTGGTTTGAAGTAGCCTTGATGTAACATATGAGTATTTATAGGAAAAAAGATGGCATCTAATTTACAGACTAATCAGTCTAATTCAACACAAAAAACAGAAGCGCCGGGTGTAGCTACACCGGCTGTTGGTGTATCATCTACAACACCAGTAGATGATATTAGTAAAAAACAAAAAGAAGCAACCGGTTCACCACAAAGATATAACTTTTTAGAAGATGAACCTAGATTTTTTGTAAGTATAGGTGTTGGTTCTTTCGAAAGACTTAATGCATTTGAAGTATCAAAAACGACTACATTAGGACAAATAGTATTACCTATTCCTGCAGGAATAACTGATGCTAATCATATTGAATATTCACCTGATACTCTTGGTGATCTTGGTGCAGCTGCGGTTGCTGGAGCAGGAGCTTTAAAGAGTGATGAAGCAACTGAAAAAAATGTTGGTGCGATGGCAGCAGGCATAGGTGCTGGTGCTGTTGCTTCTGCTTTTGGAAATGCTCTTAGTAAAATGACGGGTGGTTCTAATGTAGCTGGGGCTGCTGGTCAAATATTTGGTATGGCTAAAAACAATTTTCAAGTTATCATGCTTAAAGGTCCTTCATATAAAAAACATGAAATGAATTGGAAACTTGCACCTAAATCACAGACAGAATCTGATGAATTAAAAAAAATGATTAATCAAATAAATAATTGGTCAGCACCAGGTATAGCATTTAGTGGAACTTATTTCACATTTCCAAAAGTATTTAATATATCATTTGTTGGAACTGATTATCTTTATAAATTTAAACCTTGTGTATGTACAGATGTCTCAGTAAACTACACTGCTTCTGGTGTACCATCGTTCTTTAAGAATGGTGCACCTGAAAGCGTTAATTTAAAACTAAGTTTTTGGGAATTAGAATATTGGTTATCAGGCCAATTTGGATAATAGTTTAATAATGGAGAAATATAATGTTACCTAAGCTTACACACCCAACTATTGACGTGACTATTCCATCTACTAAGAAGAAGATTCGTCTTAGACCAATGCTAGTTAAAGAAGAAAAGATACTTCTCTTTGCTAAAGAAAGTAAAGAAGATATCGATATCTTTACGGCTATCAAACAAGTAGTAAATAATTGCATAGTAACACCTAATGCAAACGTTAATGATTTTACTATCTTTGATCTTGAATATGTCTTCTTAAAGATAAGAGCATTTTCTATCAGCAACTCTAGCAATGTTTCATATGTTGATAATGAAGATGAAAAGATCTATGATTTTGTTGTAGATCTAGATAAAGTTGAAGTTGTATTTCCAGAATCTGTATCAAACATGATCAAGGTTGATGATAAGATTAATATACAATTAAGACATCCTTCTGCAAAGATGTATGATGATAAAGAAATGCTTTTAAAATCTGACAATTTAAACGAGCTTGTAGATTATGTGATTAAATCATGTATTGAAAAGATATTTGTTGGAGACGAAATACACGATATCAAAAATGCTACTGATAAAGAACTTAATGAGTTTTTAGAAAGCCTTCCGGTTAAAGTCTATGATAGCATTAAAGACTTCTTTAATAATGTTCCATCAGTGAGATATGAAATAAATTATAAGAACTCTCTTGGTAATGACAGGAAGATTGTGCTCTCTACGTTAAACGATTTTTTTACGTTTCGCTGAGCCATAATACACTTGAGAATTACTATAAGACAATATTTAGCTTGGCTCAGCATCATAAATATTCGATAGAAGAAGTTGAAAATATTATACCATTCGAACGTGATATCTATGTTACACTTCTAAATGAATATCTTAAAAGATTAGAAGACGAACAAAAAGCGAAGAAAAATGGCAGATAAAAAGCAGCGTACTCCAGAAAGACAGAGACAAGTAGAATCTCGTGCTAGTCGCATGGAAAGTACTAGAAATGCCAGAAATTGGGATAATTCAGAAGCCAACTTATCTACCGGTCAAAGAGTCAGAGGAATGGCAAGAGCTTCTGTTGCTGAAGCTATTGGTGATAAGTTTGGTATATTAGGACAAAGAGCAAGCGATAAAATAAAAGGTAAGACCGGTCCTAGTATCGGTCAGATGGCCAAAGCCGCTGGTAAAGAAGCTATTGCTGAGAAGTTTGGACCTCTCGGTAAGATAGCTACGATGAATAGAGGTGATAAAAAAGAAAGTAATGCTACCAAATCTAAATCAGATTCGGCTACAGAAAAAACCTCTAAACAATTAACAGATATAAAAAATAGCAATGCAAATAATGCTAATATGCTTAGAAGTATGAAAGGCAGTCTTAGAGCTATAGATCAAAAGCTAGAAGATATTCTATTCTCACAAGAGAGAATGGAAAATATGCTTAATAGAATGATGATGGATAGAAAAGCTTCTGCTTTTAGTGGTGATACTTCTCAATCATATGTGCCAACTCAAGATGACGGTCCACCAGATAATGGTGGTGGACCAAATATTGATATTGATATTAATCGTAGAGGTAGAGGAGCTAGAGGTCGACCTGCGCCTAGAGGTGCAGGAGGGGCTGCAAGAGGAGCAGGTTTAGCTTCAAGAGCAGGTAGCTTTTTAGGTTCTGCTGGAAGACTTGCAATGGGTGCAGGTCGTTTAGCTATGATGGCAAATCCTTATGTATTAGGTGCAACTGCTGTCGGTGGTCTTGGTTATCTTGCATATAATGCTGCTAGATCTAGAAAAGAAAAACCAGAAGAAGCAGAAAAATTTGATCAGACTCTTAAAACTGGTGGTGCTAGATCACAAGTCATACAAGGTCCAGAAGCTGAGAGACAGCAATTTGCAGATAAACCAATACCAGAAAAGAAGCTTTCACCAACTGAGCTTCTAAAGAAATTTAATCTAACGCAAAATGATGTTGTTGGTATAAGAGGCAACATCATTTCGCTTAAAGATGGCAGAAAAATTGATACTGTTCAACAGACATTTGTTGATATTAAAGATGCTGCAATGGCGCAATCTGCTATTGATCAGAAAACTAATCCGCTTCCAGAAGAAAGATATGATACTGGTGCAGATTTTAGAGAAGCAGAAGTCGTAATGAGAGACGCTGCTATCAGTTCTAAAGATCCAAGAGAACATCTTATAGCTGCAGTTAAATCTGGTAAAATTAAAGACTTTAATAGTTTTATGGAAGGTTTAAGAGCAGCGGTATCTGCTGCTGGTATTAAAGATAACAGAGATATAGAGATCTCGAAACTTAGAACATGGGCTTTTGGTCAAGTTGCTAAAGCTCGTGGCGGGCAAACCAGTGGCTCTGGTCCAGAATTAGTAGAAGCATTCATAAGATTATATGGCGGTACGCCAGATGCATCAAATCTAGAGTTTGAAAAATCTGCAGCCGAAGAGATGAAAAAATCTATGTCTGGTGAACCTCAGACCGGAGCAGCAGAAATGCCATCGACACCTGCTCCTGCTGCTGGCGGTGACTCTGCAACACCATCAACACCTGCTCCAGCAGGTGGCAGCAGTGAAACACCTCCTGCGGCTGGCGGTGCAACTACTCCTTCTGTAGCTGGTGGAGCGACACAGGCTGGTCCTCCAAGTGCTGTTACACCTTCTGCCGGTGGTGATAAAGGTGCTACACCTAGAAGTGGTTCTGAACAATCATTATTAAGTGCTGCAAAAACTGCTGGTATAAAAGATACTGAGTTAGCTCAGTTCATGGCACAGATGGCGCACGAAAGTGGTAACTTCAAGTATCTTCAAGAAATTTGGGGACCAACGTCTACACAAAAAAGATATGAAGGAAGAAAAGACTTAGGTAACACACAGCCAGGTGATGGTTATAAGTTTAGAGGTAGAGGGTATGTACAACTAACTGGTCGTGCTAACTATAGATCGTTTGGTCAACAGATTGGTGTAGACTTAGAGAATAATCCAGACTTGGCTTCTCAACCAGATATAGCAGCAAAACTTGCTATAGCTTACTGGAATACACGTGTAAAGACAAAAGTAAGAGACTTTGAAAATACAAGATTAGTAACAAGACTTATTAATGGTGGTTTCAACGGGCTCTCAGATAGAGAAGCAAAGTTTAAGAAGTATAAAGAACAAAAAGATTTAGGAGCAGCCGGTGGCGCTGCTGGATCTGCTGCACCCGGAGCTGAAGGTGGTGGTGCTACATCCGCCCCATCACCAAGTGCTGGTGGTGCTGGTGGTCCTGCAGCTCCGGGTTCTGCGCCAGGTAGTACAATGGAAGGCTTTATGCCACCAGGAGCTCCTCAAGCCGGAGGCGGTGCTGGCGGATCGGCTGGCGGTGCTGGAGGTACTGGAGGTGCCGGTCCTGCTGGCGGAGCTGGAGGCGCTCCTGGAGCTACAGAAGGACCACCAGCACTTGCTCCTCCAGGATCAGGACCAACTGGACCAGCAACTGAGGGAGCTGGTCTTGCTGCTGGTGATAAGTCAGGTCAAAACGGTATGTTGCCACCATCATCTCTTGCACCTGTTGGTGTAGGAAGTCATAAAGCTCAACCAGTAGCAGCTGATGCATTTAAAGCAATGAGAGCAGCTGCAGCAAAAGATAAAGTAGATCTTGGCATAACAGACTCTTATAGATCTTATGCTGCGCAGGTTGATGTTAAGAGAAGAAAGCCAAATCTAGCTGCTACTCCAGGCAAGTCAAATCATGGTTGGGGACTTGCATTTGATATGAGTTTTGGTAGCAATCAAAACAGCCCTGGTTATAAGTGGATGGTCCAAAACGCATCTAAGTTTGGATTTAAAGGACCACTTCAAAAACCATTCGAACCGTGGCATTGGGAATACAAGGGTGGTGGTAGCCCAGATGCAATGGCAGCAGCAGGAGCTGGTGGCCAAAAAGATGCAGCACCTGCAGGTGCTGAGGGTGGTGGTGCAACTGCTGCACCTAGTCCTGCCGGAGGAGCAGGCGGTGGCGGTGGTGGAAGTGGTATGCCTTCAGAAGGTGCTAGCGGTGGTGGTGCAGGAGGTGGTGGTTCTATGGCTGCAGCTTCTCCAGCAGGTGGTGGCGGTGGAGCTCCATGTCCACCAGCAGAAAATACTGCTAGACCTGCAACAACACCAGTAGAGACTGGAGCAGATCTTAATAGACGATCAACAGATGTCGAACTATCAAAAAGTTCAGCGCAGCCACCGATTGTTGTTGCTGGTGGAGCTGGTGAAAAAGCTGGTCATACAGTACCGAATGGTGGTGGAAATGCTGAGGGTGGTGCAATGTCAGCTGTACCACAAGGCGGGTTTGCTGAACAACTGGCTTCTGGAATTGCTGGATCTCTTGTTGAGAGTACAGGCAGTAACAGCATGAGTATGAATAGAAGAGCAGCTGGCGGATCTATGGTTGCATAAAAAAGAAGGGGGCTTTCGCCCCCTTTAAGTTTAAGCCTTAAGCTTCTTGAAGAATTCCATCTCATCTTCCTCTTCTTCACTTTCTTCAATCTTAGGAGAAGGTGAAGATTTAAATTGAGGAGCAACTGAAGTACGAGCCCACGGCACATCTTCTTCTTCAGCTTTACGAGAAGTCGCAGCAGCAACATCAAGGACTGTGTTGAGCTTAGTCTTCAAATCATCATAACTCTTGAAGTTTTCAGGAGCAAGGAAAGTCTGAAGAGTATACTCTTTCTTCCACAACTTTTCAAGTTCTTCATCATCACTAAGCAATGCAGAAGTTGCGCTGAACTCTGACTTATCATAGTTGCGATAGCCTTCAACATTACGAATCTTCAAGTTGAAGTTAGCTCCTTGCCAGAAATCAAACGGGTTGATAGGAGCTTCATCAGGAAACTGAGGATTCATTAGATCGTTGAGCTTATCAAAGATCTTCTTGCCATACTTAAACAAGAATACCTTTCCTTCATTTTCAGGATTAGCAGGATCCTTAACAACATAGATGTTAGAGATATAATGAAGGCGGCGCTTCTGTGCACGAGCTTGCTTACGAGACTCTGAATTATCATCTGATGACAGATTCCACAGATAGCTATTGTACTCGCTAACAGGATCTTTCTGTCCGATTGAAGTAAGAGAGTTTTCGATGTACCATTTACCCGATGGTCCCTTAAAGCCATGATCAAAGAGACGAACGAACGGAATATCTTCCCCCGCTGGTGCAGGAAGGAAACGAATTACTGCGTAACCGTTACCAGCTTTATCTACTGAAGGTGACCAGAAACGATCATCACCCTTCTTCTGTTCTTGGGGATTTGAAAGCTTATTAAGTTCAGCAGTAAGTTTATCGAGTGACTGCGAAGATGCTTTCTTAAGTTGTGAAAAGTCTACCATTGTATTTCTCCATATAAGCGTTGTATTGCGTTGTATAACAGTGTGT